CGTAAAATTGATCGCGCGAGAACTCTGGCCCAGTGGGGATTTCTCCGCGCCTGGCTTGCTCCCTAGAGAACCTGGACGCGCCGCCTAAAAATTGCTGCATAGATGGCGAAAAATTAATATTGCTCAGCCCACCCATCAGTCGTCCTCCTCCGGCGCGCCGGCAAACTCTTCAAACAGAGCCATCATCTGGTACATGATGTCCGTGCCGCGCTCACGGCTTTCTTCGCCGCCAGGGGTGAGGGTGATGATCCCGCCTTCATTAACATCCAGGTCATAAGATCCGGCGCCGCGCACGGCCTGGCCGGTCATCACAAACTCGCCGTCCGACAGCATGGCCGGGACATCATCGCTGGTCTCCGTGCCCTCGCCGTTGATGCCGCCGTTCATGCGCTCAAACTCATCGGCGTCCATCATCTCGCCGTCTTCGGTCTCGATCTCTCCGCCTTCGGCGAGGCTCACGATGCCGCCCTTGCGGTAGCGCCGGACCATGGCTTCGGGGATGCGGCCAGCCATCGGGGTAGCGCGCTCAAGGTTCGGCACCCGCTCGGATGCAAATTCGTATGCCACTGCTTCGCCGCCAGCAGGCCGGGGACGGCCACCGGAGAGCTCCGGCAGCGTGCCGCGGGGAAGCAGGCCAAACTCAACGGGATCCGGGGCAGGGAGGCCCATGCGGCGTCGGATCTCGGCCTCGATGTTGTAGCGGCCGGCGCTGGTCTCTTGAGTCAAAGGAATGAGGGGCACGCCGCGTTGGTTTTCGGCCTCTTCCATGGCTGCCCTACCGAGAAGGTAGGCGGGAACGCCTGCCGCCAAGAGGGTGCCAAGACCGCCACCGCCGAGAAGGCCGCTAATGCCGCCGCCGCCGCTCCCGCCGCCAAATAGCCCGCCGCCGCCGCCGCTCGTGCCCAGGATGTTTCCAATGAACTGCCCAAGCTGCTGGGTAATCGGGTTAGACCCGGTCGTTCCCAGGACGTTCCCGACGGCAGTCCCTACCTGGGTGCCGATAGGATTGGCGGGGTTAGTGCCAAAAACACCAGAAACAACATTCCCGAGTCCGCCTAGAATGTTGCCGCCTAAAGCTGCGATTCCCTGAAATGGATTGGCCATGGTCTAACCCTCACATCCTTTGCCGCATCTTAGCAGTTTATCCGCCTAATCCCATCCTGCGACGGATCTCTTGATCAATGTTGTAGTAGCCCGTAGAAGACTGTTGCTCCAGCGGGATTGGCCCCCTGGGCTGCCTTTGCTGGGCCTGCCCGAGCAGGTACTGGCCAAGGAGCCCGATGCCGAACATTGGTAGCAGCCCCTGGACACCGGGCAACCCAGAGGGCTGCTGGGGCGCGGGCTGAGCTGGCGCGGGTTGCGCCGGAGCTGGCTGTGCCACTTGATCTGGCCCCGGGGCGCCTACGGTAACCGTGACCGGCGGCTCCTCTTCCTCGATCGTCTCGTCGATCGGGCCCTCGCCGCCTGGGGTTGCGCCAGGCACGGATCCCGGGCCAGAGATTGGCCGAGGCTGCGGGGGCGAAGGCTGGTCCGAAACGCCTCCCCCTGCCGGAGCGGCTGGCGGCTGCTCCGCTGCAGGCTGGTCGCTTACCGGCTGCTGAGCAGCAGGTTGTTCAGCCGGAGGCTGCTCAGCTGAGGGCTCCTCGGGCGGAGGCTCAGACACTGGTGGCGGCTCAAGTACCGGCGGCTGTATCAGGGGCTGGTCAGCAGGTGGAGCCTCAAAGCTTGGAAGCTCAAGATCTATTGCGGGCCCAGGAATCGGGCGATCAGGCACATATTCAGGGCGCTCTTCTTCAGGCTCTACAACAACCTCAGGCTCCAGAACGGGCTCCGGGGCAACCGCTGGCTCAGGCTCGACAACAATTTCAATCGGCTCTTCTTCTACCGGCGGGGGCTCCACGATGACCTCGGGCTCTTCAACAGGCGGCGATACCGGCTCGGGTTCCACAATGATTTCGATCGGCTCTTCTTCTGCCGGCTGGGGCGCAGCGACAGGGGGCTCTACGGGCGCAGGCGCCTCAGGCTCGACAACAACTTCCGGTTCTGGCTCTGGCTGCGGAGCCGCGGCGTCGCCCCCGGTGTAGTCGTAGGCCGAATCGACTTCTATGCCTTCCGGGACGGTTGGGTCCACTAAAATTTCACCCGTCTGGTTGTGCTCAAAGATGCCCTCTCCGCGATAAACCCACGGGCCATTTCTAAGCCACCCATCTTGCATCATGCCGTCGAGGATGCCTCGCTGGCGCTCTTCTTCTGCGCGCTCTGCTTCTGCTTGCAGGCGCGCTATGTTTTCTTCTTCTAACCGCTTTGCTTCAGCTTGCCGTGCTGCTTCGGCCTGCCTTTCAGCCTCTTCGGCAGCCTGGCGCTCAGCCTCCACCCGGGCCTGTTCCTCGGCCTGACGGCGAGCTTCCGCTTCTGCTTCAGCTTGCCGCTGGGCCTCGGCTTGCTGCCTCGCCGCCTCTTCAGCGGCGCGCTGAGCTGCAGCCTCGTCGGCAATGCGCTGGGCTTCCGCCTCCGCCGCGGCCTGGCGTGCGGCCTCTTCTTCTGCCTTGCGCTGCTCCTGAGCCTCTTGATAGGCACGGGCCGCGCTCACGACCGGCGAACGCGCCACGTCGGCGACAGTCCCTAGGACCTCCAGAACACCCCCTGTACGGCTTGCCGTATCAGCGACAGAGGCCCCGGTGCTGGCAGTATCTGCCAATGATGCGATTCCAGATGCGCCGCTCCCAGCTTGGCCGGCCATCGCTGCTTTCCCAAAGCCCCCCAGGGCGCCTGTCAACGCCCCCTTAACCGGATCCTGGCCAGTAGCAGCCGCCAGGCCGGAGCCCAAGGCCGCGCCCGTAGCCGCCGAGGCGAGGGCGCCTCCGCCCAGGGCGCCAGCGATGCCTGCCGCAGCGCCGGGGATAAAGGGCGCGGCAAGGCCGGCAATGGCGGCCTTGATCCATGGGCGCGTATTCATCGTCCATGATTCGCGAGGGGTCTCCGTCTGGAGCTTTAAGTTATAGGCCTCGCGGTACTCTTCAGGCGTACTGTAGGCAATTTGCTGATATTCAGGTCCTTTGACACCCTCATCGTTGATCCCGATCTCAAGGACTCCGGGCTTGCCGCCGGGCAAGCCGATGATGTAGTCCGCCGGGAGCTCGCCTGAAGCCTTCTGGCGCTCCAGCTCTGCGACGTTGCGGGCCTGGTCCTGGAAGGACCGCGCGTCGAGGATCTGGCGGTCTATGTCTGGGTCGCCGGTGAGCTCCATCGCAGCCGTGCCAGTGTACTGCGGAGCCGCAGCAGGCTCCGGCTCAACTGCTGGCAGCGGCGTAGCAGGCTGGGATTCCGCGAGAGCCTCTCGCGCAAAATCAATCGCCTCAGGGGAGATCTCTAGCCCGGGGATGTTCAAGCCACCGCTGAAAGCATCAATCGGCTCGGTGATCGTCGGGGTCTGAGCCGCAGCCAAGCGGTCGGCCTCTGCCTTTGCGGCGGCGATCTCAGCCTGACGCTGACGCTCAAGTTCCGCCTGGCGTTCAATCTCGGCTTGCCGCTGACGTTCTAGCTCTGCCTGCCGTTCAACTTCAGCCAGACGCTGGCGCTCTGCCTCAGCTTGCCTCTGACGCTCAGCCTCTGCCTGCCGCTGTCTCTCAAGCTCAGCTTGCCGCTGGCGCTCCAGCTCAGCAAGGCGAGCCTCTTCGGCTTGCGCAAGCTCAAGCTCCCGGCGCTCATCTGCAGCCCGGCGAGCCTCTTCCGCCTTCGCTACGCGCTGGCGCTCTAGCTCGGCTTGACGCGCGCGCTCTTGCTCGGCCTCCCGCTGGCGCTTGAGCTCGGCCTGGCGGTCGGCTTCGGCACGCCGGGCCTCCTCCGCCTTCTGCGCAGCCTCTTCGGCCTTGCGCTCTTCCTCAGCGATGCGCTCAAGCTCAGCGAGGCGTGCTGCTTCAGCTTGCCGAGCTTCCTCCAGCTTCAAGGCCTCTTCGGCCTTGCGGGCTTCTTCAGCTTTGCGTGCCTCTTCAGCTTTGCGAGCCTCTTCCGCCACTCGCGCTTCTTCGGCTTTCCGTGCTTCTTCGGCGGCCAGGGCCTCTTGGCGCAGGCGCTCCTTCTCAGCCTCCTCGGCCTCCTTGCGTTTGCGTTCAGCTTCCCGTTGGCGGGAGAGTTCCGCCTCACGCTCGGCAGCCGCCGCGGCCTCTAGGCGGGCAGCCTCTTCTTCTTCCTTGCGCTTACGCTCCGCTTCGGCCGCTGCTTGGCGCTTGCGCTCAGCCTCCTCCTCGCGGCGGAGCTTATCCAGCAGGGCCTGCCGCTCTGCAGCTGCCGCCGCCTCGGCCTGAGCCTCAAGCTCCTCGCGGCGTATACGGGCTTCCTCGGCCTTGCGGGCTTCCTCGGCCTTACGAGCCTCTTCAGCTTTACGGGCCTGTTCCGCGAGCCGGGCCTGCTCGCGCTTCATCGCGGCCTCTTCTGCACGCCGCTCCTCTTCGGCTTGGCGGGCTGCTTCCTCCGCCTTACGGGCAGCCTCAGCCTCCTGGGCCTTACGCTCCTCTTCGGCTTTCCGCGCAGCTTCAGCTTCTCGGGCCAAGCGCTCCTCTTCAGCCTTGCGAGCGGCTTCTGCTTCCCTAGCCTTCCGCGCTTCTTCGGCCTTGCGAGCTTCTTCAGCTTTACGAGCTTCCTCGGCTTTGCGCGCTGCCTCTTCCTCGCGCCGGATCTGATCAAGCATAGCCTTGCGATCTGCGGCGCTTCCGGCCTCCGCGGCGGCTTCACGCTCGTCACGGCTTCGGACAACGATGGGAGACGGCTGAGATGTAACTATTGCGGCAGGCCTAGCAGGCTGCGCCACAGGGGTTTGCGTTCCAGCCTGCTGTCGGGCTATCGCACTCGCGATGGCATCCTGGTCGATCCTGATCGAGCCAAGCCCACCGCCCAGGTTGATGTTCCCAAGGCGAAACACCTATCGGCCGCCCATCATTTGCAGGACCATCATCAGGCGCTCACGCTCAGCGGGGTCCATGCCCGGCGCCTGAGGCGGCATCATGGGCTCGGCCATCATGGGCGCTTCTTGCTCTGAGAAATCCAAAGGATCCAATTCGACCCCAGTCAGAGTGGCAATCCGTTGTCTTAGCTCTTCACTGATCATGGCGTGCTCACCGTCACTGACCCGAGGCCGGCCGTAACCGATACCCCGGTTGGGTACGTTTGATGCTCATACAGGTTACGCCATTGGGTGCCGTCGTAGGCCTGGTGGATCATGTTCGTGGTGTTGAAGATGATCGATCCCGTGGCGAACTGCTGAGAATCCCTCTCGCTCAAATTGTAGTGCGCGGAGAACGACGGGTCGAATGCCCCCAGGTTGATCTCCAAAACCCGCACGAGGCGGTTGAACGTGTCCGCAGACACGGCCTTGTCCCGGGCCAGCGGGAGCCGTGTCGGGAGGAGCTTGCTCACCGCCGGCCGCTCGGCTGGATGTCAACCCGAGTCGCCCCCAACCGCCATTTGTAGCCGCTCTGATCGACCGCCGGGGCGTCGTCGTCAGACTCAAAGCGCAGGACCATCTGGCGGCCACGGGCGCGCACGCTTTTGAACTGCGTGGTCTGGGTGATCTGAGACGTCGAGTCCGTCACCAGGGCGTCACCAGGGTAGTTACGGCGCTTGAGCACGATATTCATCGCCGGGGTGTTCGACACCGCCGGGTCCACCGTGAAGGCCATGTCCGGGATGATCTTCTTCACGAAGGCGAACTCGTCGCCGTCGCCGATATCGATGTCGGCGGACTCGACATAGACCCCGGTCATGGGATCGCTGTCGTTGTCGTAACCGACCTCGTGCTGCACCAGGGCATAGCTCCCGTCCATAGTTAGACCGGCCAGGGGCTTGTCGTTGATGCCCTGGTCGATCCATGCGTAGCGGGTGAGCTTCCCAATGCTCCAGGCCTCATCGAGGTAGTTGTAGGTGACATAGCGGCTGATCTCGCCGGCGCCATCCTCGATCGACGGGTAAAAGAACCAGATCTCGTTGTAGGCGCTGTTGACGCCCATGACGCACTTGAAAGCCTGGTTCAGGTCGAGGTCGTTGAAGACATACTCCTGGACCGTGCAGCGCACGCGCTGGACCGAGCCGTTGTAGAAGTAGAAGCCGTTCTTCGACGCGAAGAAGACCCCGGTCGGGGCGTTGGCTGTGGCCTTCGGGCCAATCAAGCCGGCGCCCTCGTTTACCAGGTTCATGGCGAAGGTCAGGGGCGGCCCGATGAAGGTCATCGAATAGAGGCTGGTATCGGTCCAGATCAGGACCTCCTGCCGGCTCTTGAGCCCGCCCACGATGAAGGATCCGCTCGACAGGCGCAGGGAGCCAGCGGTGTTGGTCGCCGTAGGCTCAAAATCGAGCTCGTTCTCCTGGTCAGAGAAGGACACCAACATGGGATCCACGACCCCGGTGCGCACGCCGCCAGAGATGGGGTCAGAGCCCAGCACGATCAGGTGTCGGTCGGTCTCGGAGGTGATCACCTGAAGCCCAACCGTGGGCACAAGGTTCGCGCCAGAGATCTGGGAGAGCTCTTCGGCGCGTACCGTGGTCCCCGAGCTCTCAAGCCAGCGGTAGATGCCGGCGCCCCGGGGGTTGATGATCAGGTTCTCGCCATAGTTGTCATGCGTCCACAGACGCAGCTGGCTGATGGCAGAGATCGCCGACGCCGAGCCAAAGCCGCCCGCACTCCAGACGCCTACGCCCCAGCCCGAGCTCGACACATAGGTATCCAGGCCCACGTTGATCTGGTAAGCGCCGACCACGCTCGCGCCACCATTGCCGGTGTCCGAGGCGTTCGCCGTTACCGTGACGCCGGAGGTGTCCTTCGCCGTGATCTCGTAGGTATCGACGTCGACGATCCGGGTGATCTGGTACTCCTGGTTCAGTACGTCGGCAATGACAACACCGCCCAAGCTGACTGCCCCGGAGTAGGTCACGAAGTCGTTCGCCACAGCCCCGTGGGCCGTGTCACTCACGGTAAGCGTCGAGGAGCCGCTGGTCGCGGAGAAGGTGATGTCGCCAGCCGCGGTCGTCACCCGGATGGGAGTCACGTCGTAATAGGTCTGGCCCTGTTCGACGTAGTATTTCCACGTCGTGCCGATACCGTTGTAGCGGGTACCGTCTAGCGAAAGCCAGGGGTGGATAGCGCGCGGGGTTCCCTCAACGCTGCCGCTGCCGTATCGCTGCCAGCCGCCGATCTTTTCGACGCGGCCCTTGCGGAAGCGGACCAGGTTCCCATCAACCCAGCCCCCCTCGGCAGCGTAGTCCGTGGACTCTTTAACGATCCCCGGTTGGAACTCCAGCTTTGACAGCGGCATAGCGCATTAGGCCAACCGAATGATCGCGCCCGTCGCGGTCGGCGTCGGGAACACAATCGTGAAGTCACCCGCCGTGCTGGTCTTGTCCCCACCAAAGTCGATGGCAGCCACGGCCTTGTTAGCGTCCGTGCTGTTGTAGATCAGGCAGCCCCGGGCCGTGATCGTAGCCGTCGAGAAGGTGAGGTCGTTGAAATCGACCACCGCCGTCGTGCCCGTTGCGAAGGGGGTCACGTTGGTCAGGGCCCCACCGCCGGCGCTGTAGTTCGTGCCGGTGGCTTCGCCGGTGGTCGTGTACGCCGTCGTGCTGGCGCCCAGGGTAGCCGAGCTCGTATAGAGCGCGAGCTTGAAGGCGTCGCCGGTGGTGTTGGTGAAGTTGTGCGTCCCAACCAGGAGCTCCTGCTTGAAGGACGTGCAAATTGCGGAGGTGATGGCCATATCAAAGCTCCCGAATGATCTGCGCCAAGTCGTTTACCCCGCGCGCCCTCATTTGATTGCTCAGGGTAACACGGTCTGAGCGGATGGCGCTCCGCATCTCGGCCAATATTACCGCGTAGATCTTGTCCCGGAAAGCCAGCGCCTGCTTGCGAACGTGGGGATCCGCGTGCTCTGAGATGCCACAGATTTTCTTCGTGGCCTGCTCCGCCCAGAACTCGGGGGCGTGCCCCCGGTTGTGGGTCGTGGATACCATGACATTCCCCAGCTGGGGCCCTACCTGATCATTCATCATCCTCGGTACGGCTCCGGGGCCTTGGCCACCTTCACGAGCTCGATCTCGCGCTCGGCGACGACCTCGCTGAGCTTCGATCGCGGACACAGGACCCACTCGTCCTGGTGCGGCATGGCGACTATAGGATCTTCCA